TTCGATACGCTTTGACCTGGCAGATGCAAATGGAGTTCCTTGATGAAATTGATAAGCACGGATCTCGGATAGACATGGACTCCGGAGCATTCAAGACCAACCCGGCGGTTGCTTCTTTCTTCCAGACACAAACCACATTGGATAAGCTATCCGCACAGCTCGGGATTGGTGCAAGCAATCGAGCAAGTCTCAAGGCTAACCCGAAAGAAGAAGAAAAAGACCCGTTTATCGAGTTTATGGAACGTCAGAAAACAATGGTGAATTGAGATGATTCGAGCCGAAACCACTGCCGAACAGGTTGAAAACTACGTAAAAGCCGTAGAATCAGGTGATATTATCGCCTGTAAGAATCTGAAGCAAGCGGTGGCTCGATATCGGAAAGATATGGCTTCAATCGGCAATCCTGAGTTCCCGTTCACGTTCTCCGAGAATCGAGCGTCCCTGGCGGTTGAATTCTTTCCGGCCTTACTCAAGCACTCAATCGGTGAGTTTGCCGGTGCCAGCTTCCATTTAGCAGACTTCCAGCGGTTTATCGTCTGGAACCTATTTGGCTTCCTTCGAGATGATGGCTCAAGGCGATTTCGTAAGATGTTTCTTTCGGTAGCTCGTAAGAACGGCAAGTCGACCTTTTGTGCTGGCTTGGCCATTATGCTTGCTGCTGCCGATGGTGAAGCTGGTGCCCAGGTGTTTATTGGTGCCACCAAGATTGACCAGGCTAAGATCATCTTTCAGGAATCCGGTAGGATGTTAAGGCAATCACCGGCTATCGGAAAACATGCCACGATTCTCAAGGATAATATTAGCTTCGAGGTTAGCAACTCATTTATTCGACCACTTGGCTCAGATAAGCCCTTCGATGGACTCAATCCATCTGGCGTGATCTTCGACGAGTTGCATGCATTTAAGCCCTTCAACCGGCCATTCTTTGACACGTTAACCACTGGCTCAGGTTCACGCCGGCAACCGTTGCAAGTTGCCATTACGACCGCATCAGACGAAAAGGGGTATTTGTACCATGAAGAAGCTGATTACTGTCGTGGCGTTGTTTCTGGTGATTTTGTTGATAATTCTCTGTTTGGCTTAATCTTTGAGCTAGATGAATCGGACGATCCGTTTGACCCTGAGTTTGATTTGCAGACTTTAAAGAAGTCGAACCCTGGATTGAACCTATCGGTCAAGCCGGAATACCTTCGTTCACAATTGCACGAAGCTATTAACAAGCCAGCCGCGAAATCGAGGTTCCTCCGCTATCACGGTAACATTTGCGTAATGTCTCAAGGTTCATTGATTGGCTCAGAGGAATATGACCAAGCATCTGGTGAACTATCCGATTGGAGCGAGGCTGAGGCTATCGGAGCTGGTATTGACTTGGGCGGTCGGGATGACCTTTGCAGCTATGCGTTAGCGGCACGGTTCAAGCACTCAGAGGATAAGGATGGCCGACCAGTCTATAGGTACGAAGTACGCTCGAGGTCATTCATCGGCGACGACGTCAGGCGTGATCTAAATCTGGAGCCGTTCGCCAGTTTCATCCGCGATGGCTTATTGACCAAAACAGCTTATCCGGTCAGCGTATTGCAAGAGCGTTTGATTGAGGATTGTCTTGAGTTAGGCGTTGAATATGTGGCTTATGATCCGTTCTCGGCATCTCACTTAGCGGAGTGCTTGACGGGTGAGGGACTCAGACCGGTAAAGATGCCGCAATCGCATTTGCACTATAACGAAGTGCTAGAGGAATTCTTCTGTCAGATAACAGATGGGCGGTTTAAACCGGACATTTATGATAGAGTATTGCGTTGGGCATTCCTTAATATGGGAACGGACGAAAACGCTAAGGGGCAGAAAATGCCGACCAAGGGCAAGAACTCAGAAGATCAAAAGATTGACCCTGCTGTAGCGGCATTGATGGCTATCAAAGCTTGCAAAATTTCACTACCAAAACAAACCGGAACGTTGATTTTATGAGTTTATTAAACCCGTCCACTTGGTGGAGTCTATTTGAAGGCAGAAGCAATGACGCTAAGCAGGGGTGGAAGACGCCCGCTATCTGGTACGGTTTGAACCGCATCAGTGGAAACGTCGGCACTCTCAATTGTGACCTGATCCGCCAGCAAGGTGATAATCGGGAAAAGATCAAGACGGGAATGAGTAACTTCGTTCTCAATCGGCGGAGTTCGACTCTTTACTCAGCGTTTACCTTCAAGCAAACAATGATTTGGCACGCCCTCTGGTATGGTGCCGGTCGTGCTTACATTCACCGCGATGGCCGGCAATCAGAGCTATTAATCTTGACGCCAGAGAATACGACCACGGGTATTGTAGATGGCGAAGTCTGGAACGCCACATATGTCAACAAGGATGGGAACAAGCCGGACGCTCGGTTAAGTCTATTCGAAAGAATGGAAGCCGACCCAGGTAACGTTATGTTAATCCCTGATCGTGATTGCTTCCGGATTACCGGATTCGGTGATGCGATTAATGGGATCCCGCTATACGATGCGGCACGGTTAACGCTCGAGGCTAGCCTTGGAGCCGATGAACGGGTCAAGGATCAAATCGTTAAAGGCTTCGTCGGCAAGATATTACTCAATGCCCCAGCCGAGTCTCCGCAATTCAGAACAGCGGAGCAAGCCACCGAGTTCCTTAATGATTTCACTAAGAAGCACGGCCAAGACGGTGAAAAGATGCAAGTGGGATTGCTTCGGGGTGGAATCACGGCCACGACTATTAGCACGCAAGATAATAGCTCGGCGGAGTTTGCTGAGACCCGTAAGATGCTTAATCAGAATTCGGCGTTGTATCTACTGTTGGAATCAATGCTCGGAACAGAGAATAATGCCAGCTACAATAGCTTGGAGCAGAAGCAATTAGCTTACCTCCTCAACTGCTTAGAGCCGTGGTTGGTTCGATTCGAGCAGGAGGCCGACTACAAGCTATTATCGGCAACTCAGTTTAACTCCGGTGAATGGTTCCATAAGTTCAATACCGCATCGCTTCTGAGAACCGATATGAACACCACCGCCAGCGTTTACAGCACCTTGATTGCCAGTCGGGTACTTAATCCAAACGAAGCCCGTTCTCGCTTAGATCTCAACCCTTACGAGGGCGGCGATGAATTCCTGAATCCCAACACGACTAGTAGCGAGGCTCAGCTTGAGGGTCAGACGGTAGAGCAAGAACCGGACGAACCAAAAGACGATAGAGAAGCCTCCGCCGTTGAGAACCGGCTGCAAGTGTTGATTAACCAAGAAGAAAAGCAAGTTACCAAGCGTTTACAGCGAGGCGATACCTTGGAGTCAATCGAGAACTGGTACAATAAGTATTCAGCCAATTTAGGGGATGTTATTGAATCACTCGGCGGGGATCGGATTCTTGCTCAGAATCATTGCGTTGAATCGCTGAGGTGTATCGCACGTAAGCCTAAGCATTTCTCACTAGATGGCGAAGCTAAACTGTTAACCAAGGAGATTTTAAAGAATGTTTGACTACGACGCGAATTCGGGAAATATTTGGATATATGACGAAATCACAGCCGACGGCTATGGTGGCGTTTCCTCGGGAGACGTTGTCAATGCCCTCCGCAAGATCGGAGACAATCCGGTTAGCGTGAAGATCAACTCACCAGGCGGGAGCGTGTTTGAAGGGATTGCCATCTATAACGCATTACGGGATCACTCGGCACCTGTTACCACGTCCAATGATGCACTAGCCGCAAGTATCGCGTCAATCATCTTCTTGGCTGGGGACGAACGGTTGTCCGCACCTAATAGCTTTCTAATGATACATGAGCCGTACAGCCCAGCACTTGGCACCGCGGCTGAACTACGTTCTCAAGCCGACCTGTTAGATACGGCAGGGGATACGCTTACAAATATCTATGTGGAACAAACAAATTACAATGTGGAAGCCGTAAAATCAATAATGGCCTTAGAGACCTGGTTCACGGCAGACGAACAGATTGAATCGGGGATTGCCTCGGGAACGACTCGGCAGGTCAGCATAGAGGCGGCACCAGTAGCGAAAACGCGGTTCAGAAACACTCCCTCGAACCTGGTTAAGGATCTTGCCGCCGGCAGTCGAACCCCGCATTTGCTTAAGCTGGCAGAATTGCAAAAC